GGAATACGGAAGTCACTAGAAAGTATTGCTACCTCTCTCAAGGAGATACAAAAAAGAATTATTGTCTCTGACCCCGGTGATGAGGTAGAACCTATTGAAGAACTCCAAGGCTCGATGCCGGAGTGGGTCAAGGGATTAAAATCTGCTCTACAGGTAGTAAAGACCAATTGCGATGTAAAGCCTAAAAAAAAAGCCAATGACCCCTTGGAAATGGATTAAGAGAATGATATGCAAGTGGTGTGGTAAATGCGCACGAGCCTCCCACCGAGTGGAATGGAGGAGGCAACGAGGTATTGATGGCATCAGTTGGAAACGTATTCATCACCCTTTAGAAAAGAATGATAATGATTAACAACCTTATTCCTTTAAACTTATCACCATTATCCCCACTCTGCGGCATCTATTTTCTCTATGACAATGAAGAGTTGGTATATATTGGTCACTCAAAACGGATACCTATGCGTATCTGTGAACACCTTTCTAATTTAAATGGCTGTGACAAAGAGTTTACCCATGCTTATTTTCGCCCCTGTGAAGAAGATTTATTGTTCGCTACGGAAATGGCTTTTATTAGAAAACATCGTCCTAAATATAATAAATGGCATACTAATGATATGAAAAACTTTCGTGTGATTAAACCCCCAACCGAATATGAGTATGAATTAATAACAAAACTATTAGAAGATGAAATTTAGAAACTACCAATTAGAAATAATAGAAATGGGAACCGATATCCTATGGAAAAAAGGATTAGTATACTTGGCTATGGAAGTCCGTACTGGCAAAACCTTAACGGCATTAGGTATTTGTAGCGAAAGCAATGCTACGAATGTCCTTTTTATCACCAAGAAAAGAGCCATCCCTAGTATCCAAAGCGATTTTGAAATGTTGGGCAAAGACTTTAGACTCACCATTATTAACTATGAAAGCCTCCACAAAGTGGAATCCCCTCAGACTGTTAGTGCCGGAGAAATCCCCTTTCAAAAATTTGATATCATTATCTGTGATGAGGCTCATTGCTTGGGGGCATTCGCCAAGTACAATAAAAGATCCAAGCAGGTTAAAGACCTCCTCGCTCGACACCAATCGGCACTTATCCTCTTGTCCGGCACTCCAACGCCAGAGAGTTTCTCGCAGATATACCATCAAGTCTGGGGCCACCCCCAGAATCCCTTTAGCCACTATAAGAATTTCTATGCATGGGCTAAAGACTATGTAAACATAAAACAGAAACGCATCCGAGGGAACTGGGTAAATGATTATAGTAGTGGCAAGGAACAAAAAATCCTTGATGCTATGCAACCTTATATGCTCTCCTACACTCAAAAGCAGGCAGGATGGGTGTCACGTATTGAAGAGGAGGTTTTGACCTGTAGCATGAGCAATATGACCCACAAAATCTGTCAACGCCTACGCCTGGACAAGGTGTTTAAAGGGCGAGAGGATGTGATTCTTGCCGATACTGGAGTAAAGCTAATGAGTAAACTGCATCAACTATATAGTGGGACCATTATTTTAGAGTCTGGAGATCATAAGATCATCGACTATTCCAAGGCAGAATTCATCGCTAAAAAGTTTTGGGGGGATAAGATAGCTATCTTTTACAAGTTCACCTCGGAGTTAGAGGCTATTAAGGAGGTGTTTGGTAAGGATAATATCACGCAAGATGTAGAGGAATTTGACAAGACCCATAAGAATATCGCTCTCCAGATAGTTAGTGGGCGTGAGGGCATCTCCCTCAAAGAGGCTGATTTTCTGGTATATTATAATATCGACTTTAGTGCTACCAGTTACTGGCAGAGCCGTGACCGGATGTCTACCAAAACTCGGTGCGACAACAAGATATATTGGATATTCTCTGATGGGGGTATCGAGGAAAAGATATATAAGGTGGTTAATAGTAAAAAAAACTATACCTTAAAACATTTTACCGAGGACTTAAATAAATATTATTAGAAAAACAATAGACCCTACTTGACGGTAAAGGGGGGTAAAGTAATTTTAAGCTTATGAAAAAGAATAAAAAGATAGTAGGATGGTGGTCCGGAGGTGTTACTTCTGCCATCACTTGTCATATGTGCGTAGAGATGTATGGAATAAAAAATACAGAGTTGATATTCATCGACACCCACAATGAAGATGAAGATACCTATCGCTTTAAAATCGACTGCGAGAAATGGTATGGGAAAAAGATTAAGACCATTAGCGGTATTGGTGATGGCAAGTATGAGTCGATCCAAGATGTATGGATGAAACGTAAATCTTTAAATGTAGCTACTGGAGCTATCTGTTCTGCGGAATTAAAACGCAAGGTAAGGGAGCGATGGGAAAAGAAAAATGAGTATACCCATCAAGCCTTTGGCTTTGACATTGATGAAAATAAACGAGCCAAGTCTCTGAAGATGAATCACCCTACCACTAAACCTATATATCCCTTATTATATAATGGTCTTACTAAAAAGGATTGCATTGATATGTTGATAGCCAATAAGATTGATCCTCCTCGCACTTATGCTCTGGGATATCTGAACAACAATTGTTTTCGGACCGGATGCGTCCAAGGTGGTTTGGGGTACTGGCAGAAATTGCAAAGAGAATACCCTGAAAAGGTAGATGCTATGTCGGAGATTGAACATAAGCTTACCGATCTCAAAGGGGAACCAGTTACTATGCTCAAAGATCAGAGTGCCGATGCTCAAGCCTCTGGCAATGTATTAGTGTTCTTAAAGCCCCATCCCAAGTATCCTCACATGAAAGATTTATCTATGATGGAGGGACGGGAGCCACGCCCCTTAATGGAGTGTAATGGCTTTTGCACCACCAATGATTTGGAGGAACCAAATCCCACAGAGAACGAAATAAATTATAATCAAACCAAATTATTTTACTAAATTGAGGAATGACCGAATCGAAAATACAAGCAAAAAGGATAAAGCAATTGGAGGCAGAGGGGTTCTACGTTTTGAAACTGATGAAGACCAACAAGAATGGAATTCCCGACTTGATCGCTATACCCAGGGATGCTCCCGTTCTCTTTTCAGAAATCAAAACAAAAAAGGGAAGAGTGAGCGAATTGCAGAAATACCGAATCGAAGAACTAAAAAAACATGGACTTGATACTGAAATTTATAGGGGAGAATAATCAACTGAACATAACCCGTAGGTTCATCTATGAGTTGGAGCGTTACCCCTTTGTGGTAGCCAAAGCCGTATTGTATGAACTAGAAAAGATGACCAATAATTTCACTCACGATATATCCTTGGGGATGGTGATCCATCCCGACATGGTAGAGGTGCAGGACAGACCCCAAGTTCCAGACCCTCTCTACTTCGAGTTGTACTTCAAAACCTTTTATTGGAGCCGAGCTGATACCATAGAAGTAGTTAACATCAAGAGTATCTCTATGGACAGATTTCTAGATATGGTATTAGATGAGAAAAAGATATCTAAAATATTAGAACAAAAAGTAAGAAATGTATTATAAATCAAATCAAATTAACTATGGAAAATTCAACACAAGCTACCCCACTTATACATCCGTGGGTCTATGTATGGAGGGTATCCTCCAACAAAAATAATTACCAACGAGTTATAAACCCATCCTCTATTATAGAGATAGTCTCGATATACTATGAATCTAAAGGCGTTCCTATCAATAGGGCTATTCTTTTAGGGCGTAGTCGTAAGGCGATGTATGTAGTACCCAGATATATGATGTGGTATTTTATTTACAATTACTCTGCCAAGCAGTCGCTAAAATCTATTGGAATGATGTTCAACAGAGATCATTCTACTATTATAAATGGTTTAACAAAGCTTAAAGCCTATTGTGAGACTGAGCCTAATACCAAGCAACAATTTTTAGATATCTCTAAACTCTTAAATGTAGAAGAATATGCCAAGAGTAAGCATTGAAGATAGCTTTATGGAGGTGACCATGTTCGCCCAGCTAAAGCAGGAAATATTTAAAGAGAAGTTTATGACCTATACGGCAGGCAATAAAACTTTTAATGCTATGCCTTGTCCCACCTACCTCCTCACCCATATATATAATAAGATTGAGAGGCGTGGAGTTAAGTGTCAGAACCTCTTATCTTTTATCCGGAGTGATACGGAGTCAACAGGTCTGGAGTGGAATATCCATGCCGACACCAATGTATTAGGGCAAAAGCCTACTCATGCAGCCGTATTGTACATCTCGGAGCCTAATGAAGACTTCCCCTTGACTGGCACTGCCTTTTGGGAGCATCGCCTCTATGGGGCTTATTTGCCCTCTCACATAAGTGATGAAAAATATAATGAGATGGTGGAAGTACAAGCTAATATTAAGACTCAATGGGAACTCCGATCGGTGATAGGTCATAAGGCTAATAGGTTGGTGGTTTATCCATGCAATGCCTTTCATTCCAAATATCCGAATCAAGGTTGGGGCCACACGTTCCAGGAGGGGAGAATAGTATTAGCCATGTTCTTTGCGATGATGGATTTATGAGGTCTAGTCTTGGTAATCAGCCTCCTCGTAATCGGCATCTTCGTAGTCCGCATCTTCGAAGTCCGCATCTTCGTAATCTCCTTGTGGTTTTTTAGAGGCTTTTTCTTCTTCTTTCCTTTTAGCCTCTTCCTCCCAAGGCTTATAGTCCACGGCATATCGACTATATCCTAATGCTCGGTTGGTCTTCTGCAACATATCGAGGTTGGGATTAAGAAAGGCATCTTGGTATTGCTCAAGGAATTGAATCGCCTCTTCTGCCGGGAAATTTACTGATGCTCCTGCCAGAACAGTAGTAGCCCTAAAATAAGGATTTTGAAGAACTGATTCCGGTTCATTTTTCTCTGCCCATATCAGATAGTTCATAGCTTTGATGATTTGACCTACCTTATAGCTAATTCCTGGTGCGGCATTTAAACTCTGAAAGGCTACCTCCCATGCCTCTGGGCGTGGGTCTTGCATCACTTCATAGCCTTTAAGGAGGACATCTTTGAGTACCGCTGCTCCTACTCCTGCCATCCCTGCTCCTCGCATAAGGTTGCCCACCATCGCATTGATAGTATTGGTAACTTTTCTCTTTTGGTCTTCCTCATCGCTATCTCCAAGGGCCATCTGTGCGGCTTGTTGAAGTGCGGAGAACAGAACATTCTGGGCTATCATATAATAAGTCAGAGTACCCAAGTTCTTTTTAACATCACCTCGGTTATTTTTGAGATTACTAAACGCCTGATATATCTTTCTATTGTATTGCATCGGAGTGTTGGCGAATGCTAATACAAATCGTCCGGCAGAGGAGGCTTGTTGAGAACTTATCTGGTCCATCCGTGAAGATTGTTGTACATCTTCTGCCTCTTCCTGTAGGTCTAACATCGCTTTATCTTTAGCTTGTTGCTCGGACATTCCCTGGGCTAAATACTTTTTCTTCTGGGCTATATAAAATGGTGTGCCTCCAAACATAATGGCAAAGGCATCCATCGTTCTGGTAGGAGTATATCCAAACTTAAACGCCTTATACATAAAATTAGCGACAAACCCCTTGACTCCTCCTCTGGAGCCTTGGCGATTTTTCATTTCTATCAGTTCATCCATTAGCTGATCTCCAGCTCCAGTCCCTTTCCTATTTCTCAAGTAGTCACTATTCCATATCTCTTTCATGGTTTTTAGTGTGGTCCACGGATTCTTCATGGCCGCCATATAGGCGAAAGGGTCTTTAAGCATAAAGTTCATCGATGATAGATTCTGCAATAGAGCCGACTTAACATTTAAGAACATGATCAATGCCTGTGATGAGTTTACCCAGTTATCAATAGCTTGTCCTACACCCTTACCTCCTGCCATCGGTCTTCGCTTATTGGTGATAATTCGTGCTACCGCTTGTCGGAGTTCTTGAGCAAAATACTGCCCTTGCGTGAGTTCAATACGTTTCATGTTTTCTTTGCTAAACATTTGATTACTTCGCTTGAACCACTCTATGAAATTGGCTGCTCTCAAAACCCCATCCATGTACTGCTGGGCTAGATTATCGGTATTGGTATCTGCCCACCTTAATGCACCTCCTCCCTTTCTGGTAATGAGGTTCCCAGTTATTACTGTTAGTTGTCGTTGTACCCCATCGGCATCAAAGATTTCATCTACGTTATCATTAACCGTTAGCTTACCATCGGTGGCTCCGGCTACTCGTATGGGGAAGTAAGGGATATCTCTGGGGATATTCCCATCATATATTTTATTTAAGACATCTAATTTCTCTCTGGCTTTTGTTTCCGCATCTTCACGGGTCATGCTCCCTCCCTTTTCAGACATATAAAAGTTAATATTATCTTCTAGGTTTCTGCGATACACAGGCTTACCGAAAGTATCGAGTCCTTGTTCATCTAATTTTGTCTCTACCTTATTTCTGTGCATAGCAAATATACTAGGCAATTCATTGGCATAGTCTTTAAGATCTCTGTTGTTCTCCATATACTCTACTATCTCATCAATGACTTTCTTATCGATACCTCCTTTGTTTAATTTACCCCATAGTTGAGGTTGTTTGATGACATTATATAGGTACACTATTTGGTTGTTGGTAATATCTAATCCGGTAGGGGTGATGCCCTCTATCCCTTTAGACTTTATTCCAGAGAGTTTACTTAATTTCTTACGTACTTTATACTTCTTTTTTAGGTTGCCCCACGCATCGGCAAAAGCCATCTTATCATTTCCCCATCCCCGATATGCTGTTTCCAGAGGCTTGAGTAAGGTGCGACCCCAGAACTCGGCTCCTGCTTTCCCTTTGCCATAGAGGTTAAATAATAAGGTCTTAAAGTTCATAGCAGTATAGGGGAGAAAGCCGGACCATTTTGCACTCTTTTTCTCTCCTGCTTGTATAACTGTATTGACATCTACTTCCTGGGCTACCTTTATCTCCGTTGGACCAGTTACCAGATTGTCGAAATTCTTTATGAAGTCTATCTTTTTAAAAGGCTTTCCCTCAACAAAAAATACGGTTCCGTTAGGCATCTTTTGTGCCTCATCGAGGAAGTTAAGGATGTCCTCATCGGTCTGTAAGTCTCGTGTGAATGAGATAGAAGTACTAGTGGCATTATCTATTTGCTGTGTTGCCTCTGCTGATAACTTTCTGTTCTCGGCATCTCTCTGGGCATTTAATTGTTTACGGTGTTCTGTTGCCTCTTCAATGATGAGGTCTAATTCTGTCTCCATATCCAGAAGTTCCTGAATGCTCATATTATTAGCGACATAAGCTGCATTTTCTATTAACCAATCTTTCTTGGCACGGATCTGCTCTTTAAACTCTTTGGTGATTTTAGTTTCTTTAATGAGTCCCTGCCCGGTGGTATAGTCGGTATTGACCATATTAAAGATATTCTCTAGGATAGATGCCCTATCTCCCTCTGTCTGTTGTCCCTCTCCCGGTTGGTCGGTAGGAGGAGGTGTAGTAGTAGGGGGTTGTAGAGATGCGTTCTCTTCTGTCAGTCTTTGGCTCTCTTCTTCCAGTATCTCTCCCTCCAAAAGCACATCCGAATACTCGGCATATAAGCTACGAAGTTGTTCATCACGTTGCTCATCAGTAATTTTCTCTTCATTCCATTGGTCCCATACCGCATCATAATTATCCCTATATTCCTCCAGAATAACTTGTTGTCGTTCGGTGGGATTGGTAATGCCCATATTCACTCCGGCTAACCGAGCATTTACTTTATTAATTTGATCCTCTAGTGCATCAATTTTTTTCTCCATCTCGGAAATAGGATTCTTCTTCCCAGAAAATAGTCTCTTCCATAAAGGTGCATCATATTTGTCATTTAGTTCATCGATCAGAGCATTACGCTCATTCCCTAGATCCTCCCGTTGGTCCTCTAAACTCTCCCTCACTTTAGCCGTTTGCTCTGGCGTGGCTCGGAATCTTACATCTGCCGTTTCGCCAAACTCTACATTCTGCCCATCAGAAAGTTTAATCTGATTCTTGTTCTCTGGGAAGACATGAACATGGGAGTCTCCCTCATAGAGTCCCTCCATCCCTTGTCGGGGAAATCCGTTTATCATGGCAGGACCAAAGCGTTTGTGGACATCGGCTAAGATGATGCCATCAAAACCTAAATTTTTAAAGAATGAATTGATAATACCCCCTGTCGTATACTCTCCCATCTCACCACTAAATACATCTCCATTCTGGGATAGACTCTCTCGTAGGGTAGACTCTAACTCTGTTAGGTTTACTTCATCATATAATTCTACTCCCTCTAATAGCTGTCTGCTACTTGGTCCCATTCCGGGGTCATAGGCGTGTTCATAGATAGCCTTATCTAAAGCATCTACGACTCTCTCGCTAGGATCAAACCTCTCATTTATCCTATCTGTTATGTCCTCGCTAAAATTTTCTTCTGCCTCCTCTCTGGTGACATTTTCTTCATCCATTATTTCTTCTACCACCTCTTCGGTAATATTCTCCATCTCCTGGACATCCCTTAATTCGGCATAGTTGTTTCTGTTAATGGGACTCCCTATTACTACTGGATTGTTGAGTTTGACATAAAACTCATCCACCTTGGATTCCTCACCTAGCAATTCCTGTCGTGCCATCTCTTTGGATACCTCTTCGATGGTGTTACCATCTAATTCGACCCCATACAATTGTTCTACCTCTTTGGTAAAGTCTGTGGTTCCCTCCTCGGCTTCGATGCCCTCCTCATAGAGATTCTCTTCCAGTTCTTCTGTTCTTCTCTCGATTTTATTTTTTAGGTCTGGTCCCTCTTGGCTACTATAATTGGCATTAGCATCATCTTGGCTTGAAGTGAAATAATTAGTTTGTCCGAGATGTGCCTCTGGTGTGCCGTGGGTGTCGGCATCAAAGACAGTAAAATCTTTGGTTGTGCCGTGATAGACTTGTGCTACAATAGGCTCCCCCGTTTTCACATCGGCAATCTCATTGCCCTCCACCAAGGTGTTCTCGCCTTTCCATCTATCAAAATTCTTCTCTCCATCTTTACCCTCGAAGTTTTCATCTTTAGGGGTAGCACGGAATCTAATGTCTCCTTTCTCTCCCTTTTTCTGTTTGGAACTACGCACGGAATAAAGCGAACTGGTGGGGTCACCAAATTCTGCGTTCTTGGCGATGACAAAATTCCCTATCTGTATTATCTGGTCAGCGTGTACCATCGGCAGTTCAAGACCCGTTTCACTTATCTGATAAGGATAGCTATGCCTACTAGGGTTCATCCCTATCTGTGTCCATCCTTTCTGATTGATTTTCTCTTGGGCCATCTTATGGGCTTGTTCCGGGGTGACATTCTGCCAACTCCCTTTAAGCCATCCCATTGGGGTTTTCCCTGCTCCTTTCGCTATATCTAATGCCGATTGTCTTTTCTCTTGGGCTTTCTCTGTCACACTCCAAGACACATTATTTAATACTGCCGTTGAGCCATACCCCTCTATTTTTCCTCCCTTGGCATTAGCTACGGGGACTACTAGCGTACCATACTTATCGAGAGGATCAATAGCCAATCGAGTTAGCACTTCCATTCCAGTCTTAATCTTTTTTGTTAATCCTATAATCCCTTTGTCAGCATCTTTTTTAGGAATCGATAGCCCCACCACGATAGAACTCGTAGGCGTGGGTATCTGTGCTTTAGTCTTGGGCTTATGGGGGAATTTCTCTTTTATCATATTAAGATAATCCTTTATCGTTATTACCTTATTAAAGAGATCGGTAGCTGCCTTTTTAAAAGCTTTAGCTATAGGACTATTTTTTCTGGCCGCTTTATTTCTAGAATCAGATTCTTTCTTTTTCTTTTGCCAATCGTCTCTCTTCTTATCAATCTTATTAAGTGTCTCCTGCTCCTCCTTGGTAACGCCCTCTTTAGGGGTGGTTGGTTTGACTACTGGCTTGACCACTTTCTTGGGGGTAGTAGGAGTCTTCTTTTGATTATCCAAGTAATTCTTTTCTCGTTCCTTTTTTATTTCTTGTCTTTCTTTTGCCAAGATCTCTTTCCCCTCTTTGGTGGAACGCATCGCTTTCATAAAATCAGCAAATTCCTTTTTAGCTTTGTTGAATTCCTTTTTAGCTTTTTTAAATTGAGGACTGAACCTAACTTTTTCGGATACACTACCATCTTTTCGAGTAGGGAAATTATTTAGTTTGTCACTTAACTCATCTACTTTGGCCGCTAACTTATTTTTAGTTTCAATAAGTTTGGCAGCTACACTCTGTTTACCCTCTGTTTTCCTTTCTCTCTGCCTCCCCTCATGTTGTCTTTTTCGTTGCCGTTGTTTCTGTACTTTATTTTTAGCATCGATCTTCACTTGCTCGGCTTTCTGCTTGGATATCATAGCCGAGATGTCCTGACCTTGGGCATATGCCTGGGAGACTTCAGTCATAAAGGATAAGATATTTTCTGGAGTGGCATCTTCAAGGAAGATTTTCTCTCCTAACATATTCTGCGTGAACTTATTGATCAGAGCAGCCAGTTGCTGTAAGATGGTCTTATTACTAGCCGTAAGATTGTTGATATCAATACCCCCTGTTACCAATAGGTTCCCCAGTTCGGCAAGATATTCCTCGGCTTTTATTTCCCCAGTATAGGTTTTAGTGAAGTTAGTTAACTTATCAGCAACCTCTTTCATGCCGTTCTGCCGGAGGAGATTATCGATACTGCTCTGGAACTTGGCGAACCTTTTAGGGTTAATACCAAAAGCCTCATTCAATATAACGTGCCACATCTCGTGGGCCAAGTCCTGGGCAGTAGCATCTTGGGTCACAAAGATAAATTCTACCTTACCATTTTTATCAAAGCTTACCATAGCATTACTCTCCATCGCTAGTTTGCGTTGTTCCGGAGTTAGCTTGATGCCCATCTCCATCTCATAGTAGGCTATCATCTCCTCTCGGCTATCCGTTTCGATGATGTCGGCTGTGCGAGATATCTTTTTCAAAGCTCGTTTAGCAAGGTCAATAGCTTTCTGTATAGGCTTGGGGGCTTTCTTCTTACTCGGTTGAGGCTTGGGCTTGGTCTTTTTAGGTGGAGGTTTAGTAGCCTTGGGCTTTTTGGGAGGGGTCTTCTTGGGTGTTAATCCTACCTCCTCTTTAAGTTCGGCCGCTTTCTTTTGGATATGTTCATCTACTTCTTTAGTGACATCTTCGACTTGCTGTTCAGTAGCCGTTTTATGCTCTTCAATAGCCTCGTCTAATGCCTCGGTCATCTCTCCCACTTCGGCTCGTGTCTCCTCCAGAGCGAGGTCTAAAGCCACTTCGGGATTATTGAGAGTAAACTCCTTGCCATATTCTACTACTCCGAATTTGTTTTTCTTATCCGGAGTTTTAAATGTTGCTCCGATGACATTACCATTTTCATCCTTTTGGGTTTCCACCAACTCCAGTTCGTTGATATTTTGTATCTCCAGATCGGTAGAGGTGTCTCCCTCTTTAAGGACTAATTTCCCATCTTCTTCGACAATGGTTGCTTTGCCTGTCTCTGTGGTAAGTTCTTGCCCGACAATTTGCTCTTTAGGGGTTTTACCCGTTTGCTTTTCTGTTGGAGTTCTTTCGCCCGGTTTAACAACCCTAGTTGGTCTGCCTTGGGTAGCTTTGCCAGATATAACTGATGTCGTGTTTTCATAGCTTTCTATTTTATCAAAAAATTCATTCATCGAATCTCTTAAACTTTCCTTTTGTCCCTCATTAAGGGTGGCATCATTGTCTATAAGATCGAGTTGTGTTATTAAATCGTTCTGTGCATCGATCACATCTTGCTCTGATATAGTTTCGTTAGAGTTGACATTATCCATGATGGCTTCAGTATTGGGGCTTAATATCCCTGCCTCTTTTGACTTCTTGGATTTCGGACGGGTTTCTTTCCCTTTAGGCTTCCGTACACCCTCTTCCATCGTTTGTAAATCTCCGGCTTGTTGATCTGTAGCCAAGTCTCCTGTTTTTTGCTTTTGAACGGCATCTTTCTGTGAATTAAGTGAAGAAATTTTAGCATCTATTTCGGCTATCTTTTGAGTATCTTCTTTTGTCCGAGCAATTCCTACTCCAAGAAGATTGTCTACTTCGAAAAACTTAGCACGTTGTTCCTTGAGTTTAGCGATTTGTAGATCAATGCTATCGGTTTGAGTTAAACTAAGTGTTTCTAGGTCTTTATTTATCTCCGTGATTCTATCCATTTCTTTCTTAACAAGGCTTTTGTCATCAGCACGAGCGATAATATTTTGTAGGGTTTTCTTTTCATTAATAAGATCAAAGGCTTTCTTTTTTCCCTCCATACTCAGACCGGGAGCCGTCTGTATAATTTCTACTGCCGTAGCGAGTCCTTTATTGAATAATGCGAGTCGTTGTTTGGCATCTCCATATTTTATTGTCCCTCCAATGATTTTATTTTTTAGGTCGCTTATCATTAGCGATCTGGCGATAGGGTCCATACTTATTGCCTCTAATAGGGCATACTGCTCATTAGTAGCCATCTTGCCATAGCTATAATCCTTTACCCCTTTAGGGATGGCAAATACTCCGTGCATAATATGTCCCCCTATCATCTCTTGCCCGGCTGCCCTAATTGATTGCATCAAAGTTTTGGTGCTAAAGAATTCGGCATCATGGAATATCTCTTTCTCTTTGGCAAGATTATATATGTTTTTTACCCCCACTTCGGCTAGGTGCTGCGACCCTCCTGTCTCTGCCTCTGCTGCCCCTGCGGCTAGAATACCTCCTCCCGTACGTTTAAGTAGTCCCGATCGGATATCTCTTTTTATTTGTTGTTGCGTTAAAGTTTCAAGAGTCTCATAGGTGGCTCCTCTTGGCGCTCGGTTTAATACTCTTTGTACTATGCCTCCAACCACTCCACTCTTTCCTTTAAGGACATTTCTAAAGCCTATATTCTCTAATATTCCTACGGCTATGGCTATTGGTCCTTTCACGAGCCACTTTTCGTTCTCGGAGATATCATCAAAATAAGGAAGTTTCGACATTTCCTGATTAACAAAATCCACACTTTGCAATCCAAAGATGGTAGCACCAGGGATTGCTGATCCCACTCCAGCCCATATTCTGGCTACAATCCCGGCTCCTGCCTCGACACTTGCTCCTCCTGTTGCCGATGATAGAACTCCTGCTCCTATCATTGCCGGAACACTTTGCAGTAATCCACCCCATGCTCCTCCAAAAAATGTTTCCATTTGTTTCTGGGAATATTGTGCGGTGGTCTTATCATGTCCCAGATATTTAGTATAGAATCCTCTTACTTCTGCTAAACGATCTAAATCATCCTCCCCCTGTACTTCTATTTTCTTTAGGTCTTTTTTCAATTTGTCTTTGTATTCCTTACCCTCATACTCCTTTGTGCCAATTAGGGCATCGCCTGTTAGCCCTATTGAGGCGGCATCCACAAAAGCCTTGCTGTTTGCCCATCCCTCTACTCCAATATCGATGCCTACATCTATGGCTCCAGAGGCTATCTGTCCCACTCCATTCATAAACATATTCCATGAAAAGCCAAGTAAATTGCCTTGGTCGGCTAGATGCTCCGCATGAGCGCCCATTATTTGATTTAGCTTATTGCCTCTACGTTCGAAATCTAATCTTTCGTTCTCAAATTCTTCTAGCCTATCTTTCAATGCTACTTCCTCGGCAACGATTTCATTGTATTCGGCTTTGAGTTCATCGGTTATATTTCCCACCTGAACTGCGGCATCCCATCGAACTTGGAACTCGGCAATCTTTTGTTTGTGGGCCGCATATTGCGCCCCAAGGTATTTGTTTTCCTTGACAATATAACCCATAGTTTGATTGATATCGGTTATCTCATCATCTACGATACCTTGATCATAGAGCCTCTTAAATTCTTCCTTGTCCTTTCGTGCCTCCTGATATAATCTCTCGGCATCTACTTTTTCTTTTTTCTTGCCATGTGTTGTTAGAAATTCTGCCAATTTCTTAGCTTCGGCTTTATCGCCAGAGTCAGTCCAGTTGTCGAGGGAAACTTCAAATGGCTCTTCGCCTTTATAATCCGGATGGGTTACGGTTACATTATCTCCAGCTCCGCTCACATCAAAGGTAAATCCCCATCCTCCATACATATCCTGTAAGATAGGAACCACTTCTTCCTCCTCTTTACCGATGAGGTATGCTCCTACTAATCCCTTTACAGGCACGGTTGATGTGCCTTGAATCTGTTCCGTTTCGCCTTGAAGACCAATATAGTCTTTCATGTCTTCGTCATATCCCTCTATTCCAGAGTGACGTAGGTTAAGGCTATAATCTTCTTGTAGAGTTCTTACAGCACGACTAAATTTGTCTTTAAGTTCTTGTTCCTCTGGGTCAAATTCTTCGTGTAGACTCTTATCTTCTTCAGGGTCTTGTTGGAGTTGTTGCTCTTGTTCTTGTTCTTGTTCAACTGCGGTGTCTAAAGAATCCGAATCCGCTTGTTCGTCCATCTCTTGAACACTTGTATCCCCAGAAGTAGTAGTATCTTCCAAGTTTGAATCCGACTCCGATGTTTCTTGCTCTGGTATCTCGTCCTCTTGGGTAAAAAAAAACTCGGGAAATTTAGAATTTATGATGCCCCAATCTTCGTTATAGTCTGGGTTGTTGGCGGTAGCCACATATTCTTGTAGGGCGTGGCTATCGTATTCACTTAATTCGGGGAATTTGGAATTAATAATCTCCCAGTCCCCATCATATTCTGGGTTGTTAGCCGTAGCTACATATTCTTGTAAGATGGTTTCTAGTCCCTCCATATCTATCTGCTAATTGGTTTAGTACCATATTTGGGGGATTTAGCTTTAGCTTTAGCTATAGCTATAGCTTTAGCTTTAGCTTTATCGTCCGCTTTTTTCCCTTTCTCTTGCGAGTCTTCATACAGTTTCAAAGCTTTCTTCATTACCTTTTCATTATGGGCTAATATTTCTGCCTCCTCGGATTTATTAGGACTTCCATAGTCCGTTATTAGTGTTCCAGCAGTAAGATTGCCCACGGTTACTACACGATCATACGAATCATCTAGGGTTCCATAATCGCCTTTGGTGGCTTTTGCTACCTTGACATCTGGATTGCCTCCGGGATCAGATTCTTTTATAAACTCCGTGATTTTTAGACCAATGTCGGCATTGTCATCGGTGGTATGAAGAGTAGCAATATATTTTTTGGCATCAGGACTATATTTCAATTTCTTAACAGGTCGCTTATAAGATGTAGCCCCTGTGGTCTGACCCATCTTATTTTTGTATCGTAGTCCCGTCATTCCAGTAGTACCATAATCGTTATGATATCTGGATAAGCCCTCATGGTCACCCTTTTTAATTGTTGTCTGCGTACGCCATTTATCTTCTCCGGCATCCCACACCATTACCTTTATCTCACCTGTTCCACTACCAGCACTATATTTATATTTAGGATTAAAGTTCTTGAAATCAAAATTATTGACTGCTGCTTTGGAATCTTCGGCTATAGAAAGTGCCAACTTGTCAAGATTAGCCTCTTTAATACCACTCGCAGTAGCTTTATCTTTAGGGGCAGTTTCCTTATATCCTGCCTGGGCATCGATAAGACCAGAGACATAGTCTTTGGCATCTTCTCTCTGCTCTGCCGTAAATTTAGGTTGCCTATTTCCCATCTCATCTATCTCTGTCTCTATCATTAGTTTTTTAGCTTTCTCCTCGGCTTCAGCATCGGTGAGGGGAGCATTGCCGGGACCAACTTGGTCTTGAAGTTTCTTGGCTAATCCCTCTAATTTCTTTGTATAGTCCTTACCTCCCTCATCGCCTAGATATCCGGTGTAGTTGCTATCTTTGTTATCTGTTAACACACTATAGGTATTTCTCTCATTACTCAGTACGCTATTCATTATCCCGGTTTTTAGTTTCCCATAATCGGTACGTTGGGTCTGGGAGGCTACCAGTTTCTCTCCATCCCACATCTGAAAGTCTCCGGCATTGCCAAACTGCGTTTTTATGATCTTTGCCACATCCACTCTATCGGCTAGTTGATTCTCGTTGTTATTGATGCTATTAAGGGATTTTTTAGATAGTTCTCTTCCTTGATCATCATAGGTCACTAAAGACATTCTTCCCGTATTGGGGTCACTAATTATCTTTTTATTACGCATATCGGTGAGATCGACTTTCTCCTCCCACAGCAATAATTCATATGCTCCGGCTTGGGATGGCACTCCTGCCTTTCCCGGTTGTTGGCGTTTCATCATTTCACCAAAAGATTTGTTATAGTCTTTCGCCTCCCTTGCAAAGGCTGCCCAGTCTTGCGACCCATTTTGGAGCATCTGCGTGGCAGTACTAGGATTAAGTTTCACCCAGTTGCCACCACTCTTCTTTCGTTCTTTCTTGGTCGTTCCTTGACCCCCCTCCCAATATCCTCCTGCTTGGACTCTTTTAGCTAGGGACTGCTGAAAGTCACGCTGACCACTCGCTCCATCAACTACGAATTGGTTAAAGCCCTTATTTTGCCCTTTAGGGATATCATCAAGTTTATCTGAGGCAGTCGTAAAGGACTGTTGTACTTTGTCCCGTTGTGTTTGACGGTCTTTATCAATTTTAGCTAGATCCCCCGTTATCTTGGTGGCTATCTCTCCCCATTTAACGGGGCCAGTATCTGATGCTTTAAACCCTGCGTATTCCATTTATACTATAATTTGAGAACCATCGTCATTATATAACTCTTGTTGTGCATAGAGTGAAGTTCCGAGTCCCCCTACTCCACTTGCAAAATCCGTGGCCGCTTGTTGACTACCCTCTAGGGCTTGATTTCGTGCCAATCCTGCCCCCTCTAGTCGTGCTGCTTCGAGGTCTTTAATGTCTTTAGTTCTTTGTGTCTCTATCTCCTGATCTTGGTTGGCGATGAGTTTGTTTATCTTCGATTCTTCATCTTGGATGTTGGCGGCTATCTTTAGGTCTTGAGTGTTAGAACTATCTACCACATCGGTAACCTGGAATGCTCCCTCTGGTCCTTGCTGTTTCAAGACATTCATAGATTCTTTAACCATTCTATCTTTCCCTTGTTGAGCGAGTTCCGTTCCCAACTTGGGGACTTGAAGTCCTTTAAGCTTATTTTCGGTTTTTGTAGCTAAAAAATTTTGGGCCGCAGTTGATGCTGCCTCCTCGGCATCGTTCATATCTTGCCTTTGCTTTACATACTGCATCCCACTTAAAGCCAAGCCTCCTGCGGCTACTACTACTGATGTTACTGCTGCCATATCATAAGAATTTAACCATTTGTGTACAATTTTTATCTGTTTCTACATACTTGCAGTCTTCATATTTTTGTATTAAAGCTTTATTGTTCAAGCTAGTAAAAATATATTTTGCTCCTTTGCCCTTACATATTTCTGCAATAATATTTATTAAGAAGTACATAGCCTCCTTTCTATCTTTATCTCTATATTGTTTATTAGAGACAACCCATTCGCACCACGCTACATTAGAATTGGTGAAATACATAAAGCCTGCACAGATGTTTACACCATCTTTAGATACCATCATGCCTCCTCTTCCCTCTTCAGGAAGAAAATCTTTTGATGGGGCATCCCACTTCCAATCTTTCCACCAATCGCACAAAATGTTTTCGTAATCCCCATCTTCTAAGAGTCGTGCGTTGAATTTCATTAAAACAAAGATACAAAATTACGGATAACTTTTAAACACATCGGTACTAACAGCGAACATTTCTACTTGGGTAGACTGGGTGTTGGTTAGTAAGATGTCTAAATAATATCCTCGTATCCCATAAGATTCGGCAAGACTATTTTTCATATACATCATAAAGTCGGGTGGTCCCGGAACTGCTCCTACAGGAACCGTACCCACAAGACCTACTGGTGGTGGTGCTAATGCGTTGACCGTCACACTAGTAGTGGTATGAGAGTTTATGATGCCTACTATCAAAGGATCGGCAGTAGTGCTATTACCAATAAATAAGATATCTCCATCACTTAATATGCTATCAATAGGATCGGCAAAGGTGACGATCATGGGAAAGCCTACACTTACCGTTAGTGCCGGACCAATACCTTGTGCCGATATAAGGTCTACATTAAATTCGTTTTCATATCTACGGATATATGAATACCACGCCCCCTCTTTTTCACTATAATATGCTGGGTCAATGTATCCGGTTCCTAAATCTGTCTGCATATCTGCCTCCCAAGGACTACTCCCCTCAATCTCAATGGTTTTAAACATCTTCGCTTGGATCGGTGCTTCATTGAAGATAGTCTGGATAGTGGAGTTGTACTGCACTCCATAAAAGTTATTTCTTATAGGATTAACATTATGCTTATATATATCTCCCTCTTTAAAGGAGTATAGGAAAGTGTTAAGTCCTACCATCCAGTCTGGATAGTAAGAGAAGAATGATGTCCATCCTTTCGCTCGGGGAGAATATGTTAGGGTATATTGTGCCATATTATTTATCTCTTTTAAATCTTTCTCTTACACCAACTTTCCCCTCTCCTTGTTTATACTTCGATGTACCTATCACTTTGCCATCTTTTTTGTATTTAATATGTTTTTTAGGCTTACGGGGTCTCGCCATAGTTGCACCACTTACAACGGCAGCACCCAACCCCTTTTTAAGGGTAGTTTTTGCTTTAGGTTTCGTTGTGCTAAACATCCAATTTTTAGGTTTTGTGTAATCACGGGGAGGCTGACTGCTAGGTCTTTGAGGTAACTTGCCTGTAGCATAAGATACTGTACCCCTTATTTTTAGACTAGTTCCTACCTTAATAGTTGGATCGCCTGGACCCATAGATTTTTTTCTTCCAAATTTTAATGCCATATCACAAAGTTAACGATTTTTCCAGACAAGTTTTATTACCTGTCTTCTTTACCCAATCATAATAGTATATTGAACATCGACTTTCCTCAATATCCACATTGTCGCTATAGGGCAACTTATCCACATATTTACCTTTATAAAACATTCTATGGTTGGGGCCAACTACTCCGGCATTGTGGTAAAAGTTTACTTTTTGCCATTTGGAGGTAGGACACGTTGCCCAGGCAAAGTCAAATTCCTTGGGGACTCGTACTTGATCACCCCTCTTCCACGCATTCCATAGTTCTGACCACATACTGGCACACCAGATTTGAATGGCATATATGTCATCCTCCTTTTTTTTATTCCTTAAATCTCCCAGTCCCATATATAAGTTGTTGGCATCACGCTCTACATCACGCCAGTATTTGGCGTTGACATTCTTTATCAACTTCTGCGCTCCTCCAGAGTTCATCTGGTTATCTTCAACTATTTTAGGGTCGATATCCACCAGCTCACACATCTTTAAGAAGACATCTTCGCCTTTACTTTTGATATATGATGCTCCAATATAAGATATGGTATCAGAAAAATACCACACATCATCATTAAGGAAAGGACTAAAATCAAAAGGGCGAGTAAAAATAAAATCGCAGTCGTGATAGAAAATATTTTCTTTACCCAAATGAGGAAATATTTCAAAGTGTTTAGCAAGGATGTGAGGTTGAATGGATGGTATATATCGTTTTTCAAGCCGAGTATCTTTATAAAAATAAAACTTCGCCCCGTAATGAGATTGTAGGCGTAGCCACGATTGGGGGATGGCATCTTCAAAACTTGCTACCACCAGAATATCAGAGGGATTGATACCACAACTAATAAAGTTGGTGAGGTATACTTCTACCTGCCACGCATAATAATCAGTCGCAGGTTGAGCAGATAGGTATAACATATTTTATGTATTACTTGAGGCAACCCACCATGCCGTTCCACTACAAATAAATTGAAAGCATTGATATTGAATGTTTATAGGGTATGAGGCTAATCCATCTATGTTCCCTCCTCCCCCCGGTGCTACACTACACGTTCCTGCTACAATAAATTTTACCCATAATGATTTCCCCGTCAGAGAAAGATCAGCGGTGGGAGTGGTGAAAGTTTGTCCTGAAGTATCTACTAAATATAAAGTATTAATCCCTATAGATGCACTTGCACTAATCGTTTGTACGGCAATAGTAGGTGCGTATTCTGCCGTTCCCCAACTACCCACCCCTACGGCATCGCTTGTTAAAACCTTGCCTGTTCCGGGTGCGCCTCCAGTTATTTTTACTTGCCCTGCTACCTCTAGTTGCTCCGTGGGAGCATCGGTGTTAACTCCTACATACCCTCGTGTTGCCCCATTTCCGTGTATATGAAGATCGGCATTAGGTAAGCTACTCACATCTCCTCCGGCATATAAGCCTATATTATCGGTACTGCCTCCAATTTGGGAGATGATATTTAAAGCATTAGCACTAGCACCACTATACATAAATGAGTCACCAAGATTGCCATAGGCAACTCCTCCTACGGCATCGTTAGTACCTCGAATGCCAATGCTTAATGTTTTGGAAGTGGTATCTTGGACTTGGAGTTCTATGAGCCTATCATCAGAGCCTGTCAACAATGTTCGAGTAAAGGATGCTATCCTATCTACTATAAATGACCCTGCTCCAGGGAGTTGAACATCTAAATTAGATCCGGGAGTAGCAGTTCCTATTCCTACTCTATTAGTGCCACTATGGACATATAAAGTGTTCGTGTCCACGGCTAGGTCACTTCCAATTGAAAAGAGGGGAAGATTCGAAAATTCTAGATTAAACCCTCCTCCATTTACGGCCCTTGGTCCCGTAAGCGTTCCATCAGTATCATAGATGCTATTATCAGTTAATGGCAAGTCGCTAGTTAAACTGGCTAGTAAATTAGTATACGATAATGATCGGGTGTTAAATACAGACCCTATCGCATCCCATTCTGACACATCTATAAGGTCATCCGGAGAAAGGGTAATCATCGATGCATATTGGCTTATTTTAGTCATAGCTTATTTTTTTCCATATTTTTTATCTAACTCCTTTGATCCTAGCAAAACGGATTTATTTACAGAATCGTAGTCTTTATTGAACCTACTCTTCATAGATTTTTCATAAGAATCTTTTATTTCTTTATTAGACTTAGTGGGGTTTTTGCCATATGTAACATCAGATTTAGTAGCAGCTTCTACTAATTTGCTAGGCTTCATTGTTTTTCCTTTTTCTTCCGCAGTTTCAGTAGTATATCTTTTACCTCTCCACGCAAAGTTTTTTTTCCCTGCTTGTCTGGCACTTGCAAATGTTTCCCTAAAGCCACCTTTACCCCCATTTTTTTGTTTTGTCCTAGTTTTACTCATATTACAAAGTTAAGATTTTTTATTCTAATGTTTTATCGGAGCCATCTTCCATTGTTTTGGTAAGTCCGGCTTCAGTTGTTTTATCTAAATCAATATCTGGACATTCATTTATATCTCCAGTCCATTGTGTCCCATCCCATGCAAAGGCTAGTGATGTCTCATCTTTTCTATACCATCCTGCGGTAGCTAAAATTAAGTCTGGGGCTATCGATTCATATAGATAGTTACCAGGAAGACCCCAGTCACCTGTTTCATTGTAAGTATCATAAGAGGTTGATTCACACGCAGTCTCCGATGATAAGCCATAAGTAGCCAGTATAGGTACAAATACTGGAGCAGCGGTAGTGGTAGTAGTGCTAGTACTGGTTGTCGTAGTGGTCGTAGTGGTCGTAGTTGTGGTGGTAGTGGTAGTGTCGCTACAGTTATGCACTTCAAGGACTTGACCCGTTACCCCTATTTCAATTGAATAATCTTCACCTTGAACATCATACCATTTTCCTAGTCCATTAAATAGTAATGACGATGGAAGAGGACCAGTATATATAAAATCTCCCACTTCTGGAAGTGGAGTATCTCCATTATGCCAATATCCCGTGTATGTCCCTACATATTCACACGCCTCCCATTGATCACTAAATCCTAAATCTGAGAGATCGATATCTACTAGAGGCGCACTCGTGGTAGTAGTTGTGGTCGTAGTTGTAGTTGAGGTAGTTCCCGTACATAATACGCATGAGGCATATATTACTATGGGGGTAATCATGGTATAGAAAGGATAGTACTCGGTTAGGCGTAGTGCAATAAGTTCCCAACAATTACCATCGGTGGTTTTTATTATATCCCCTGGCGCTATAGCCCCACTACAAGGATCAGGGTCAAATACTACTGCCTCATAGGTGGTTCCACATAGGCGGGCATCCCAATAACAACCTAGAGGAAAGGTGCTAGTAGTCGTTGTAGTGGTAGTGCTAGTAGTCGTTGTAGTGTTTTCGGCACAATTATGGACATTTATTACCACCCCATTAAAGTCTACTTGAATAACGGTATCATTATCCAATTTATACCATAAGTTTTGCCCATTAAAGGTCTGCGTACAAAGGGAATCGATATATATAACATCATTAATTTGAGGATACCCCATCATCGAGGAGCCATTATGGATAAAATAAAATAGCTTAAATATGTCTGTTAGGTCACACGCATCGCCCCCATTAATCGCCCCCTCTGGGGTCATGTTAGTAGGTTGTATGACTCCAGTATCGTAAATTGTAATGGTAAATACATGAGCCGTACTCACCCCAAAACAATTCTCTGCCGTTAAGGTTATCGTCCACGTTCCTGTTTGAGTAGGAGAACCCGAAAAGTATCCGGTGGCAGGATCAAATGTGATTCCGGGAGGGAACACCTCATCTACACACACTTGACCGCTACTACTGGAGGATACCGTTCCTGTAAGATTTATAGGTTGGGAAGAATCAAAACACATGGGGCCAGAACTAGCTGCGATCACAGGATAAGTAGCATAAGCATTAGTGGTGCATGATACCCCCTCAATTGTTCCTCCATTAGCCCCTCCTTGTACATTATATATACGGCAATTGCTTTGTAAGGTAAATAGAAAAGGATTTCCCGTAGCCACGGTTATAACTTGCCCCACGATATCTCCAATAGTAAAAGATAAATCCCCTTGACTAATAACGGGAGGAGCGATTTCATTACACACGCAATCGCCCTCATCAATGACCATTCCATTAACATCTACCACTATCCATGTTTGTAATGGTCCAGGGGTAACACTCGTTGCATGATAGGCATTCGCTCCATTATAAGGGTGTAGTCCTTTAGTGTCGCTATAGACCCTATCCCCAATAGTAGGCAACGCTCCACTTCCATCGTGATAATAGGTGGTGTTACAAGTATATTCACATACTTGATCGGAAGTAGATGGAGCAGTAGCATTATGGGTATTAATACAAAAAGGAGTCAGTTCAGGACAGATTGCCGTTACGGTCCATCCTGTGCTAGGAATAGGATTGTAAATAGTTACGGATGCCTCTTCAGGGATAGTGAGACTTTTAACGAAAGTGGCAGTCCCTGTGCCATTATCAACCAAACCATCATATGGAAAGACTAAATTTATTTCACTTTGAGGGATTCCCGCTGCTAATAAATCAGTCACATTTGCAGCCGTATTCAAGCCTACATATCCAGTATCTATACACAATATATTATTCCAATGTACGGTAAATCGTGTAGGATTTGTGTTCGCATCATACGAGATGCCAACTGGCCCAATATCCAAGCCATAATTTACCAGAAGATGATGGATTCCTAATTCTCCAGTAGTATTTCTCCATGAGGCTCCCTCATCACAAAATAAGGTATCTCTATAGTCCCACACTAAATATAGATACTCTTCATTAGCAGGTCGCAGATAAGTGAATGTGCCATTATACTCCAAAGGCGGGCTTAGAATAGCAGCAATAGGAGTGCTAAGAAGTAAAATATCGGCAAGGTCATTAGAGTTAGTAGGGGTATAAGAAGTACTGGAAACTAAATATCGTAGCCTATTATTGGCAGTAGGAACAAAAGGTTTTTTGGTTCCCCCTCCAGTATCGGCATAAGCCGTCATGGTAATAGTATCTCCCGGCACGGGTAGAGGGAATATCCCAGGGTAGTTATAGAAATTACTATATAAAGACAATCCCGATGCTAGAAAAGGAGTGTCAATAGATGACCACGGTGGGGAAGTATTACTGGTATAAGTATATCCCTGACTAGAGGTTAGACCTACATCGCCGGGGTTATTAACAACAATGGCCCATAAGGTTAATTCTTTATGTCCTGCTTGAAATAGATTTATAATGATAGTGGTAGCCTCGTCTCCCTGCCCACATCCTGTTAATTCAAAAGTAAGACTACGGTCAGCTCCGGTCACATTGGCATCAATATTTATTATAATATCATGGTTATCATTCCCTGATGCCGGATACCCATTGATCCATCCCGTTCCAAAGCCATCATCTGTGGCAACTAAATCCCAACTAGTATTTGATGTGATAGTAAAAGCTAAATAAGATAGATGTTGATTGTTGTCAACTCCAATAAAAGTTCTGCTCACCTCTAATATACAGGGCTTGGCATCTCTATTGGATGAATATAATATATATCGCTCATGGTAAGGATCCATACATCCCAATTTGAGGGTATTTATATTGGTGGTATATAGGTCTTTAAACCAATCTCGCATACCCTGCGAGGAAATCTCAAAGATGCCCTCTAGTCCTAATCGTAAGGTAACGCCTCGCTTGGCATCGGAAAAGAACATCGTATTGCCCCAATAAGCAAAGCTTTCGGGATTTTCACTTATACCATATTCTCCGGCATACGTTATCTGTGTACCCAAGACTTCAGGATTGGTAGTGATGCTACCCCCTCCTACTGCATTACTAATAAGATTTTTCCCATAAAGGATTTTAGATACCTTATGTTCTTGGAATACCACTACATCTGTGTCTCTGGCGTGAAGTTTTTGTACACTACCAAAAAAGATATCTAGATATTTGTAGTTGCTATTAGAAAGATTGAACTCATTCAATTGATTTATGCCCGAAGAATCTCTATATACACCACTATAGGTAAGCCCCTCTTCTACCCTTTCCTGCCTATAATCTTCAATAATAGTATTGGCTCTAGGGCTATATTGTAGAGTGGTCTGATTAAATGCATCTTTTATCCTATTGCTTTCCAGTCCATTTCCAAAAGAAAAGGAATTGAAATTACCATTAGGATCACTAGCATCATTTAAAGATATCGTTAAGGGAGCAACTGCCGTTTGGAATACGCCACTTGTATCTCCATGATAGTGATTTACATCTATAGGATAAGTGTCTACCATCTCATAGAAAATATCATTATCCACTTCCTTGGGAACCGTCTCAAATATAGTTGGAGTATCCGATTGTTGGATAGTAAAATCTACTGATATAAAATTACGGGTACACGCCCCTTTCTTAGTCCAATTATTTCCTGGTGACTGCCCAAATCCTCCTATGATCATAAAAGCTGGTAGTGATGGTCCAGTCGCAGATGTCCAATCTATTTGGTTTGCCATCTGTCCTCCTTGCGTTACCCAATGCCAGTTCTGTCCGTGTCGGAATATCACATTTTTTGCTCCCATATTGGAGGTATCATCGTACTGCACATATTGGAGATATATCTTATCTTCATAAAACCATTCTTCTATATTTTTATATCGTGCCGTAGACATAAAATCTTGGGTCGCTTGGGCGGCAGAATTGTTACCACTACTAGTATAGGACTCATTAATTTTTAGGCTAATGATGGCTCCTGCCTCAATCGCCCTATCCGTAGTACTTGCCCATCCACTCCCTGGGATAATAGCAAAGCCTCCGGCAGTATCATCTTTGCCTTGAGTAGAGCCATGCCACGCCATATCGCCACCAAACGGCCCTATGATGCCATTGCCGTAACAATTTATCCTCCACGAGTCTCCTGTGGTCATTCCTGCATCGGGATCGGCTGTGGGCGTTACCCATTTTATCGTAGCAACATGAGAACCACTCGGAGCATTTAATAGAGCATACGGCACTTGAGGAGTTATAGTTTGATTAGATGCCACCGTAGTTAAGCCCCCATCTCTAAATACCGAATATTTAAATGTATGGGGTTGTAGAACATTTGCCACCATCACTTTAGGCTCAATCTCTATAATGAATCGTTGATCTCGGGTAGGTTCCCCATAATTGCAATTGCCACCGCAAAATGTATTTTGTAAAGTAATTAACGTACCTTGAGCCGAACCTAGTGGTCCTCCATAATATATAGGGTCACTAGCATAAAGATTACCCGCACTTGCTGCCCCATAATAATCAACCGAATTTTCACTACACCCTCCTTTGTATGCCGTAGCAGAAAAGCCACGCCCTAATGAGGTATATTGAAAAGTGTTGGCAAGTAAAAATTGGTGGGCATCTGGCTTTATCTTCATATATAGACCAGGGGGTTGATAGTTGCCATTATTAATAAAATCTTTCCCTTTAACCGTGAGTTCTAATACATTATATTGTTGATTGCTATGCGTTGGTCCGGCTAAATTGCTCTTGGCAATAACATAGCCATCGACAGGAACTTTATCTTTCTCTGGATACGGCAATAAGAACCATCTGTAGATTCCGTCTTCAAAGAAAGTGATAGGGAATATATTGTAATAATCACCCTTATCTTGCTTTACAAAGAATCTATATGAGGTAGCCCAACATGGGGCTTGACTTCCGGCAGGAAAGGTTACGGTCAAATCATTGCTAAAATCGGAAAAGTCGGGACTTACATATGCCGTATTCTCATCAGAGGTAAGGACGGTAGTCATACGCCCATAATCATCGAGATAGGCGATGCCAATCTCATAATCTCTATCGCTACGAAAACTTTGCTGTGGATCAGGGAAAGTCCCTGCCGTAGGAGTAAAGTCCACGACATAATTTAAGTTTATCTTATTGCCATCACATAAAGTTAAGTCTCGGAATTGTAGGTAATTGCCATAGAGCAATCGGCTACCCACTAGTTCTTGGGCCAAGGCGGCTAATGGAACATTATCAAATAATCTTCCTAACTGATCTGGAGACAAGTAAGTATATACTTTGTTGTTATTGAAATCAAATTGAGCCGTATTATCCCCTCCATTATAGTTATATGTAGGATTACTAACTAGGCTCTCTCGTTTAAAAGACTCTATTACGTTTACATTTATATTTCGTGTGTCCCTAAATAATAGTTGTACTTCCTCTACGCTATCATCACCACAGCCAAAAGTTAATTTTACTTGGTTATACTTGTTAACCATAGATGGGTTATTGCCTACTCCATAGTCATAAAAATAAATAAGAGGAGCGAAACAGACTGCCGAAAATGGAGCCATAGCACTATATTCATTATCGGCATACTTAAATCGATAGGAGAAATAAAGGAATTTCTCTGATAGGTTGTTCTGTGCCGTTCCGTTATCACTCAAGGCGATAGTAGGAGAATGTAAAGGTGGCTTTTTTATTACCAGAATATCACTCTCCCTTAATGCACCTCCCCAATCAGCTCCGAGCGTGGTGGTCTTAGAAATACACGTATCGATATTAATGCCACGAGGTTCATTTAAATTGTCGGTCCAGTACATTAATCCTCTAATGGTGTTTACTCCAGTTATAACATAGCCTTTATCGAATCCTAAAATACTAGGGGTGGTAGGACTAGGCTTGTTACATTGTAGGACAATAGTTGTACTTCCAGTTATTGCACTATACTCTAGAACATAATCGGAATTATCTGAGGCTACGAACCAATAGATCTTATTATTAGCCTCATCTGGTACTGCTCCAATTGCTAGAGCATTATCACCAGAACTAAACAAGCTACTTAAATTTATATTTCCTTTGGTATTTTCTACGGCTCCCACATCAGACGATTGGGAGGTTCCGATGCTTACATTAAGAGCGTGGCGATATTGACTTTTAGGGATAAGGCGTTCATCCAAATCCTTGTTCATTATTCCCGCTATAAAGTTCCGTATAATTTTAGGCATCTACTTCAACCATTTGGCTCTTCCCCGTAAATTTTGTAAAAGCCTACCGGGATGAAGATTACTTAATCTAATTTTTGCATTTCGCAGGTTAGACATCTTATCTTTCTGCGCTCTCCTCACAGTATATTCGGGAATGCCAAGTTTGTTGTCGAGTATTGCCCATTTTATATAACTATATAAATATTCTTCGGCTAACTTGTTAATGGTTATCTGTGTATCATCTCCATTATACATACCATCGGAGATAAATTCTAATACTACCAATTGATTCTTAACTCCGGAACTAAAATTGATAACCCCTCCGGCTTTATCTATCCTAAAAGATGGATTTATATTAGCCTCTTCAGTTTGAAGACCAAAATACGCAGATCCAAAACCATATCCAAAATACCATAATCCATTCACCTCCCATCCATACTGCCCATACATGGCTCCAGGAATCATACATGGCGTTTGTCCCAAACCTGCTTGTCGAGCTTTATCTAATTCTGATTGTTCTGGTTCCAATACATTTCCGTGCTGATCAAACATCACCTGACATTTATTATCTTGAAGATATGCTGTGGAGAAATTTATTTTCGTGTTCTCATGTAATGGATATAAAACCCCATTCTTTTCTACGGATATTCTAACATAATTAACATAGTCTGGAGGAAGAATAAACTTCAGATCATCACAGACATCTAATTCTAATACTCGGATGCTCCGTAGGGCATCATAATTTACTTCTTGAATGCCACGCTTGGCGTGGAAGAGAACATTGTATCTATTTAAATTGTTTATTAGTTTGTCATCACCGACATACATTAACATAAAATTGTTGACAATATCGGTAAGCCCAACATATTGGTAAGACCCCCAATTAGTGCTACTGGGAGGTGTTGTCCCTGCCGTATAATATTGATATGCTGATATATATGCCATTAGCTTTCTTCTTGATTTTCAATGAGTTCTTCTTGAGTTCCAAACTGTACTACTTCTGGTTCTCTAATATTCACCCCGGCGAGTTGTAATATCTTATATACTAATGTAGTCTGATCGGAGTACGGCATCTCAAAGTCTTGATAATCCCCAGCAGCGATATTAAAGATGGGTGAACCTCCTACCACATTAAATGTCCACTTCGGATCGAGGGGATATCTTACATACTTTATCGTAATGTCGGGATTCAAAATCGTTGCCGGATATACCGTAATGCTATTTCCTGGTTGAGTTGTAGTGGCCCCATTCATAGTATAACCTGGATAGGAAAGATTGGGAGCCGTTAGGTTAGAGGCTAATAGATACTGCTCTTTATTATGATGTACTCGCTCTACTGGGGTAATCCCTTGATAGAGAACCACATTTATGTAATACCAGTCTGTCGGTAAGGTAAATAAATTCGCTACTCCTGCTAGAGCAGGCGAGGTACGAGAAAAAGTATCTATAACTTCTTCTAGTTGTTTAGGGATATCAGTATATCCACTATTAGATAGCCTTTTGTTTTGTTTATTTGTCCATGCATTGAAGTCATAAAAGTATTCTTCAAACACTTCTAATTGAGCTTGACGAGCGAAAAGATTGAATTCTTCTGGCGTAATATACCCATTGTTATCTTTATTAAGGGTAGCCATTACCGTGTTTCTCACTTCGTTTATCATAGAGGCATCGTTTACACAAAGATAATAAAAAAAAAGAGTCTCGTTTACAAAACTCCCTATTTACGAGAATACTATTGCCGTCACCGTTATTGGCACTCCCGCAATAGTAGGCATATCCACCATCTGGCTACTATCATCAAACCCCTCGGCATTGACTATTAATACTGCCGTCATTATCGCATCTTTAAGAGGATAATTAGCAGTACTATCATCAGCGTGGGTAATGACTACTTTTCCTGTGGTAACATCTGCACTTGCAGAATCCACATAGGAATGGGCATTAGTGAAATAGATCGTTGTGCTAGTGACACTATCCTGTTGGACAAGACTCACTTTGCTACCAATGATATACTGAGTATAGCTAGTAGCGGCAGTAACAAATATGGAGATATACTTGTTCATATGACAAAGATAACTTAAAGAGAGTTCTTAACAAAACACCCTTATTATATCTTACATCTCGATTAGGAGAAAGCAATTATTGCCAAAGACATTCCTGATGGTTTGACAACATCAGTTGCCGAATCAGGTGCTGAACTATGAGAGGCCGCTAATTTCATTGCAGTTTGGATAGCTTGTTGTAAATCACCTGCTGAATGGGTGATAGTACAAGTATTCAAAGCAGGTGATGCATAGCTAATCACACATGAAGTAGTAGAGGCTTGATTTGCGAAAATTGGTTTCGAAGAAATCAAATATTCCGTTTCTAATGTTGCTGATACTACCACATATGTTTCGGTGTTAGCCATGATATTAGCTGATAAGGTAAGTACCGTTTCGCTATCTACCACAGTTATTGTTGCCGAAGTATCATCGGTGGTATTATATACAATATCACCAACATTAACACCATTAGTAACAAATGTTGCTGCCGTGTCATTAAGTTCAGAGGCTACTGTAGAAGTTGCTGCACCACTCTCTAAGGTAGTGTTCATTCCTATTGATAAAAAATCTGCCATTTTTTTATATTTTTTTTATAAATTTTAAAACTTGCATAAATATACAACTATTTATCTTCTTCTAATAACTTTGAAAGCAATTCATATGCCTCAATGCCCTCATTGGTTTTAAAATACGCAACTGTTGCCTTTACCCAATGCTCATTTAACGGCACGGTAAACATCCTACGCTTATTGCCATCGATATTAAAAAAGACATCACGATTCTTATTACGTGTTCTGAGCCATCCTTTTTGGAATAATAAAGCTGCCGTATTATCTAACTTCAATTTAGGATCATTGGCAATCTCCATAAAGTCCTCTGGATTTCGTTCTGCATATAATAATACATCTCTGCGTATTTCAGCTGAAGACATTTTATCGACATGAAGACCTAACATCACTCGACCTATTGCCTCTAACACATCAATAGACATCTCTTTCGCCATTACTTGGGCATCAAGAACAATATTCATATCTTCCAGTTCTGCCTGGGCATCACGCTCCGTATTAACTTCCTCGAATACTACCCCATTAAGAGGATGTATGGTCAAAAACTTTTGCCGGATAATATCGCCTTTGCGAACTATCAAAGAGCCATCTTCAAAAATGATAGGTTCTAAAATGGCATTGCCATCTTGTTCATCTTCAAAAAAGGATTTTTGATTTGTAGCAAATCGTAATGCACGATTGGTAGTGCCGTCATAATGCAATAAGGCTTGTCTATGAGTATGCCTCGTTGGTAACATATAACATATAGGAGTAGCATCGGTTATTAACCGATAGATCCTATCTTTAGATTTTGTTGTAGTTGAATTCTGTAACATAATTAGATTTGATTTGATTAAATTAAAAGATAGGAGGGTTTAACCCCTCCCATCTACTTATCACACACTAAACTTAAATTCCTCCTGCATTCTGGAATAAGAAGAAGTTATTCGCTCCCAGAGTACAAAGACATCTTTCAGAAAGGAAACTAACATTCATTTCATCAATGGTGCTAGTCTGCGCTCCTCCTGCAGAACCTGTAATCCAAGATTTATATCTCCTATCCTCAGTTTCAGATGCTCGATACCTAACGTGTAAGAAAGGTCTTTTAGCATTCTTTCCAAGAATCTGATCATAAACGCTAGTAGAACCTGCTGGGACTAATACCCCATTAATTCCACCACCATCGGTATCACCTCTTAAAGTTGCATCGTTAAGATACTTCCAGTCAGTTTTATAAAATTCATATCCTCTTTTAAATCCGTGGAAACCAAGGTTTAAAGCCATATCTTCATCGTTGTCAAAAAGACCATATGAAGTGCCTCCAGCTCCGTAGGAGTTTTGGGCCGCTAACATATCATCGACATCGAATCCGAATTGTCTGTTTAAGAAGATCACATTTTCCTGAATGGCTCCCTGCTTATCAAGTCTTTGGATAATAGCATCGAAGTCGGCTAATGAAGTTGGGTTACCACCTCCAAATACGTTACCTCTAGCATTTATAGCATCAAACAATCCTTGAGTACCTGCACTCTGTGGGAGTGTAGAACCAACGGGATATGCTGAAGACACTAAGAACGCTGCTGCTCCAGAACCTGTTTGTGCCGGAACACCCTCAATCATTGACATCTCAAGATAGTCATCGAATCTCAAACGAGTATCATGTTCAGATTTCAAATACCATAAGTATCCTGTGGCTCCATTTTCAGAGGTAATTTCTACCCATCCAATCTGTGCCATATCAGAACCTGCTACAGTATAGTTTTCTTTGATGATGATCGGTTTGTTATCCAAGAAGATATCTTCAGAATCTAGAGAGTCTATCATCCCTCCATCTCCTTTTCTGAATTCAGAGCCATAAACGAAGACACTACAACTAGTTGCTGCCGGAATGGTCTGATTTGCCTCGTAGTAAGCTACGGTAAACTCATCAGTTGTTCCTACACCTACAGTAGTAATAATACCTTTATTGGAATTTGCTCCACCATCTTCAGAAAGAAAAACTGTTTGACCAATTCTGAAGTTACATATAGGATTTGTTCCTCCTGCTCCTGGACCAGTAAGCCACACGACTGGCCCTGCTGCTGGACCTGCTGCTATTGCCGTTTCTGCTCCTACATACTTGGTATGTAATCTGCCTTGTTCTGCCCATTTAACCATATCTGAATTTGTGGGTAGTTCTGCTCCCACCATTCTTAAAAACGATGCTACCGTTCTATTACCATATCTTTCAAATTCCTTTTCATATGTATCAGGTAAGTACTGATTCAAGAAGTTGAAATTGGTTATATAATTAGTAGGCAAAGTAGTTTTCGATGCGGACGGGGTTAATTCAAAACCCGGTACCGCTTGTACACCTGCTGCCATAATATTTTAATTTTTTGTTTTCAATTTTTAATTATTTTTATTTGATCGTATTATTAGCCTGGAACCCAATTTCTCATTACTCATATTGGTTACCTTAAAGCCTCCAGTATTTACACTCTCTGGAGCAGATCGAACTGATCCCATATCAATGTTCTTTGTTTCTTTAGTTACATTGTCTATAGTATCTGCTTTGCCCTGCTCATAAAAGAACTTTGCAAATCCCTCTGGATTTAAAGCTACCGCTAATGAGCGATGATATTCCCCAACATCATTTACAAATCCATCTTTATTGATGTGCTTGTTAACAAACTTCTCTAAATTAGCTTGTGAATTTCGCATTTGTTCCCCGTTACCAGGTTTATAAACAACATTTTTATCATCTCCTATGGAAAACTCAAAACCTTTGAAGTCTTCAGAAAACAATTCATTTGTTTTTGTTGCGAAATACTCTTGCCTCTTTTGAGTATGTTCTTGTTGAGATTTGGACTCTTTGGCTGACTTTTTAAAAGCATCATAGCTTTTCTGATCATCTTCCGAAAGACCTGCCCCGGCAGACTCTACTGGTACTAGGTATTCTTTTTTCAGATTCTCGAAATACTCTTTCGCTTTAGAAAGTTCCTGTTTTTTAGCTATCGTACGTTTTTTACCCTCTCTCTCGTCATCATAATCTGGATCATATCCATAATTTGAATCCATCTCAAACTTAATATCCTCTTCATCAAGATGAGGTTTAGTTTGTTTCCAGTACTCGGCTAAAAGATTGTCCGGGTCAAAGTCATCATAATTAACACTCAACTGAGCATAATCATTTATCCCTCGTCCCGTTTCTTTTCTATACTTCATAAAAGCTGCGACATCCTCTGGGAGGTCGGCATCCTTATCTTCAGTATTTAAGAGTTCATCAATAGAGTTAACTTCTCTATCGTATTTATCATTAATATATGAAAGAACGCTATTTTCATTAAGATCAAGTTCCTCTTTTTTAAGGGGTGCTTCATCTGTGGTTGGTTCAGTAGTGACATTTTGGTCTTTAGAAATTGGCTCCGTCTTTTCCACGTTCGTGGTTTCGGTAGCCGGGAGAGACTCATCTTTTTCCTTTAAAAGATTAGCCTCAATTTCTTGTGCTGACTTTGTGTCGGTATCGTCAAGAGACTTAACTTGAAACTCTGCCATATTAGATTAGATTTAATTTTAGTATTTAGTATCCACCTAACAAAGTTAGTAAATTTTTTTTACTTTTTCCTAACCTGGGTCAAATTGAGCCATATCAAAGCCATCTAGTGTGTCTTCATTTGACTCAAAATCCATAGTCGGCCCCCGTTGTTGGCGTTGGTCAATTAGATGTGATTGCTGGGTATTTTGTTGAGATACCCGCTGATCTTTAGCTTTCTCCCTTTCCGTTTCTCGATTCTGCAAATTGTCTCCCTCTTGTCTTTTCAACTGCATCTGCATCTTAAATTCTGTTTGCATAAGTTCCTGCTTGAGGTTCTTCTCTGCGGTAAGCTTTTCTATTTCGAATGCCGCCTCGGCTTGTTCAATCTTTATCTTCGACTGGGTGTGCATTTCTATTTTTTGCATCTCCGTTTGGGCCGCTGCCTGTTGTGACTGCATATTTATTTGTGACTGCATCTGCATTTTCTTTTCTTCAGCCTCTTGGTCTTGTTTTTGTTTTTCTTTTCTTTTTACTTTAAGCAATTCATTGGCTAACTTCAAATTTGAAAGTAACCTAATATCAATGGCATCTTCGAGATTAATGCTATCTTTCTGGAGTGCCATTTGAATATTGGATTCTAATTGGGCTTTCTCCTCCTCATCCGGACTTACTTCAATAAATATTCCGAAGTCATGTAAGTATAATTTATTTACATCTTCGAGAAGATTAATATTATACTTTCCTATTTGATTGGCGAATTCCTCCCTAAAGTCGGAGTACTCTAATATGTCTGCCATTCTAATGGATAAAGCTTCGGCTAATCTCTTCGTAATAAATAAGCTACCCTCCAGAATATGTCTAGTAGCCGTATTAGAATTAAGTGCCGCTAATTTCTGAAGACCTACTAATGAGTTAGGATCAGGAGTAGATGCATCTCGAGCTTCATTAAGTCCCGTTACATCTCTTATCATATTAAGATAGTGATTATAACTCTCTACTAGACTCTTGATTTTTGCTTGACCGCTATTAGCATTAAGTTCTTGTATGGGAATTTTAGCGTGGTTATATTCCCCATCCTGGGTAAAACTTCTTCCTATCACACTACCAGTTTGGAAATACAATCTCAAAGCATCTTCCGGAGTATAGGCTGCCCCAGTCCCAAGGTCTACTTCATTTAAGCCATCGGCATCAATGAATACTCCATCGGGAACCACTCTTTGCAATACCTGTTGCAATTTGAGGTGGGTCATTTGAATTAGGTCGGCAAAAGGTATCATCCTCCTCACTAGTGATTCAATGACTCCTTTATATGTTCTGGGGGCCACAGCCACATAATTGGGCAATGCAAACTGCGATGCCGATTGTGGACGGACCATGTTTTTTGCTAACTCCCATTTTAAAAGATAATTACTACCTAATACCATTATGCCCTCGTACCAGACATCAATTCTACGCTCTTGCTTTATAAATCTATCTTGATCATCAGTTTCGGGATTGAAGTTTTCATCTTTACGCAATGTTCTTTCACCCCCATTCTCTAGAAATTTTTTCTTATAGACCATATGTTTTGTGGTCTTATAATTATAATAGAGTAGGGTAACCACATCTTTTTCAAACATACTGTCTCTATAGGGGCGTAATATCCCATAATAATCGAACCACGCAGACCCTAGTTGTACTATATCTTTTAACTCATCATCAGTTATTTCTGGATTTATCTTGATAAGTTCTGAAACGGGGATACGTTTTACCTCACCAAAATAAAAGCAATCTTCAAAAGTTGGAGACTCGGTATAGCTATATACTACATTTGCCGGATCTACATAATCTATTTGTACTCCACTATTAGGCAAAAATGAATGTTTAAGCATTCCCACTCCCAACACCATGAGGTCATAATCTACTCTACGCCTAATATCATCATAATGATTCTCCTTTAAAAGGGTTTGTATACCCTCCTCTTCGGCTATTTCTATTCCCGGTTTGTAATTCATTTGCATATAAAGAGCCAGTTCTTGATCCGATTCGGGCAACTTATCGGCTTGGACATTAAAGGCATTGACCCCAAAATCTTTTTCTGTTTGCAATAAAAAGTCTTTAGCTATCATATCTCCCTCAATCATATTCTGATATGCCGACTTTCGCTCCGATGCCATAGCATCTACTGCCTCGGCTTTGACGGTAAAGAGTCTATCATTCATGCCATTAACTACAATGTCTACATATTTGGGAATGATGGGGACAGGTGTCCAGTCTAAATTCAAGTAGGACATATCGCCATCAACGGCAAATTCCGTTTTATATTTAGCAACCGACTGCTCCCCTCTAGCATAAAGTTTCCGTCTATGGAATTCGAGCCATTGATTATAAAATTGACAGGTGTTGCCATCTCTCCGGAACCATTCAAACTGTATAGCTTGTCCTATGCGTAACCCAAAGTCGGGTGAGGCTTTTTCACTATCAGAGGCTAGTTGTCCAGGAAAGGATAAGGGGCTAATAATAATTGGTGAATATTTCATTATTTTATAATTTGGCTTATTGATCCTTTATTGGTGTATCTTGCAAATTTAACGCTTATTTTTGATTCTTTCTTAATGGGGCTATAAATATGTCTTTGATTTGCCATTATGGCGAGTCCGGAGCTGATGGCGGCATCATACTTCGTTCTCCTAGTAATATCAAATCTCGCCCAGTCCATTAATGTACGAGTAAAAAACATATCTCCCATCTCATCACTCTCTCTATATGTCCCCTCGCTATCATACCCCACATATTTTTCTATATAGGATTCTATTGCTGCGGCATGGCATTGCTTTATATCTTCAGAAGTATTGGGTATTCCTCCCAGTTCTCTCTCCGTTTTGGATAGCTTGGCATTAGGCTTGTCCGGTCGGTTCATTGAAAATCCCCTATATCCCCTATTTTTAAAGTGATAAAGGAGGCGAGGTTTATTGTTCTCTATTAAAATTGGCATCCCATAAAAGACACACGCCATTAAAACTTCCTCAAAGAATATCTCTGCCGTTTGGGGACGGGCGATATATTCTAAAAAAAAGTGATTGGTAGGAGCATCATCCATATGAAATGTGGTCAGTCCGTGAAGAGAACCTTTTGATCCTCCCCCTACTACCACGCCAGAAATGTCATAGGGGTCACATCCAAACACTCCTAAATGATCATTGCCTGCATATTTGCCATTCCTTTTTTCTAATACATTGTTGCGAAGATGAAGAGGGGGTATCCATGACACCAAAAATCTTCCTCTTCTATCAGGACTCCATATTACTTCACTATCTTTTTCTCCATTTTTCCAATGGAATGTCCCTCGTGTGAGAACGTGAGCGGGAATTAAATCGCCATTATAATCTATCTGTTGATATAACTTCGTTAGATTAAATAAAGAATTCTTGCTTTCGTCTCTAAAGGCATGAGCCTGGGTACGTGGGAACTGCCGATAAAACTCATTTAAAGCATCGGCATCATGTTTCAAAGAGTCAACTTCATTATTCCAGTAATCTACTACTCCTTGAGAAATGAATCCCCCATCTATAGATTCGACTTTCTCTTCTGGGGTAGTCAGTACGGGCCATCCGTACCTATCCATAAAGCCCTCGAAGTTCCACTCCATAGGAATAAATAAGGAATAGAGTCCAGACTTTGTCTGTCCATTGGCATTCCTTGTATCGGGACTAGAGTCCTCGAATAGTTTTTTGAAATTCTCCCCTCCTTTATCCAAGGCATTAGAGGTTGATCCCATCAAACATTTACCTACTATCCTACTGCCTAATCTTAAACACGTTTTTGTTACCCTCCAGTTATTTAATATGTTCTCTGGTCGATCCCATTTCCCCGACTCATCATGGATGAGCCTCAATAGTTTCTCTCCATCATAGCTATTATCAGAAGTATTTTTCCAATCGATAACGGTATCCAGACCATCAATTGCCATATCTTCCGTTTCAAACATATTCTTTCGAGTAATCTTGGAGGCAGGCACACGAAAGGCTAGTTCTGTTTTCGGTTTATCCATCCCATCCTGGATGGGTTTAAAAAAGAATGGGTAATGATTAGATATTGGAACCACCTTATCTGTAAACATCTTTTTGGCATCGGCTCCCGTTTTTGAAAGAATGCCTATTCTCGCATCACGAGTAATGGTAGCAGTATGTACTCCAGCTGCAGAACTCATAAAAGAAAATCCCGACCGTCTGTTTTTGAGATAACACATCCCATAACATCTAAAATCAGCTACACATCCCTCCCAAAAGAGATAAAATATTCTGTTTGCCTCACGGAACTCCGGATGACCTACATCTATCTTTGTCCATTGGAGATACATATAGTGAGTGCCACTAATAAAGGTAGGCTCCTTATTATTATATAGCCAGTATCCTTTTTCCCTTTTCTCATATTCTCTTTCGATATAATCTATCCATTTGCTTTTAAAGATATTATCCCTTTTGTTCCAGTCAAATATAGTCCGAATCCGGGATAAATCTTTGGGATATTCTTTGCGTACCCATCGACCCTCACCTTTAGGTAAAGATTTTGGGGGCATCGGTAGTCCTATCCTAAAGCCATTTATCTCGTAGATATCTCCCAAGGTTCCATCTCTGGAGATAATGACAATATCATATTTCTCATTATATCCATACTTCCATGCCTTTAAACGATTTTTGTTTTTAACAACCGTGTTAGGGATGGGGAAAGCAGAAGTAAGAGTTGGTATTATAGTATATAGCCCTTTATCCATTATTGTGATCTTCGTTCAGCAAATCCTTGAGCAAGGGTTTTTTCGTATGCAGAGGGATCTCCCTCTAATATCGCTCTCTCATCTTGGATACGCTGAAGAATCTCAAAGGCATCGAATACTGCCAGTTTCTTCGTGGCAGCGGCATTCTTCAATCTGTCAGCTGCCAGTTCATCTTCGGGATCTGGCTTTATTATTTCTTCACGAGCAACTTTTATCAATTGCCGGACAGCTAATTCTCCGGCTTCAATAATTTTAATCTTTAAGTCGTTTATATCTATAACTTTAGGCATATATTTCTTGTAAACATTCGATACAATTTCTCTCCCTCAATTTCAAAAGCGTACTCGCTTTCTGGGGCAAAGGATATTTTATCTCCCACTTTCAATCCCAGAGAAATTAACTGGTCATTAATATACGCAATTTCTCCAATAAGAAATAATTCCTTTGGCTCTTCAACATTAAAATTAGCGTAATTTAAAGCGGTATTGGGTAAAGGGCGAATGAAACAATACGGGTTGTGGGCTTTCCATTGACCATCACTTTTATATAAAAAGAACTGATCCCAGTATACTACATATATATCATCCTTAACATAGGAGGGGCCAGAGCGTTCTCGTCCTTTCATATCATAATATTTTCTAAATACATTATGATGAACCAACAGAATGTCTCCTCGTTTTATGCCTCCTTGGTATCCCATAGGGATAGCCTCCACTATTCCATAGCGATTAGTAACCGTATGGTCTTCCTGGGAGGTGCTTATCACTAAGCCATCTTCGTTAATATTATTATATCTTCTTCCTCCTTTAGGTTTTATAATAAAATTATAAGGAGACTGCATTAGGTAAAAGATATATTATATTCTATAGAATAGGGCATATTGGCATTGAACTCTTTCCACAATACCACTTCTTTACCTTTGCTTATCCATATTTTTATATTACCATTGTCGAGGCGTTGAATGGCATGGATAACATAAGAAGATCCTTTTTGAATAGTATTGCCGTGAACATAATGCATCGCCCCAGACTTATAGTCTGGCCCAATGGCAACTTTACGTATATACATTATACTTCCGTTAAGACTCCTGTCTCTAAGTTGACATTCTTTTTGCCATACTTAGCTTCAAGTCCTGCCTGTATCTGACTTAAACTAGCGGCTTTATTTTCGATATCGGTAATAAGAGCAACCTTATCTTTCTCAAGACGAGAAAGGGTAACTATTACATCGCTTAATCTCATTCTTGTTTTAACGAATTCTTCGTTAAGAGTCCTTAATTCTTTTAAGTCCTCGGTTTCCATTGTAGGAGTTTCCATTTGATTTGATTTGATTTATTAAAAATTATACATCTATTACTTGATAAAGTGCTGTGATTTTTAAATTTACATCTGCCCCACCCGGATCGGTGATCGTTCCTCCACTCCCGGCTACTATGGTAACGGCAGTATTTTCTAAAATAGAAGTTGATGCTGCTCCGGGTTGAAGATGTGTGGTGTTATAAAACATTTTAGGTACGGTAGAATTAAAGAGTTGTAAGGTTTGGAGAATGGGTACGCTTCCTCCCGTAAAATAATCTAATCCCGTAGTAGTGCCTCCATATATTACTGTACCAAATACTTCGATAAATATCCCAGTTACTGCAATAGCCAAATTTGGCCCCGGAGCTGGTACTATTTCAATTGCCGGACCACCACTTCCTATTGATAGAATCTGTATTTTGTTTATAGCAGTCGTAAGCCTCAAGTCAGTATAGCCCTCATTGGTAACAGTTACTGCGTTGCCTACTGCCGTGGCTCTAGTATTTGGCCCCGTCCAATTTATAGATACGCAATCTGTAGTTACTGCTCCTCCCTCATCGGTAATGGTTGGCCCCAATGCCGTAATGGTAGCCGCTGCTCCTACTGCCGTAGCAGTAATTTTATTTCCCACTATATCGATAGAAGTACAATTAGTAGATACATTAACTCCCTCATCCTTAATGGTAAGAGCATATGTAGGTACTAATCCTATAATATCGGAAATAAGAAAATTTTTAGTTGCGTTCGCACTTGCAACATCGGTCCCAATTAATAGATCCGTTCCTAATGGAGGACTAATTGTGGGATATGTACTTATCTTTGCCATTATTGTGATTTTGGTTGATCTCCACTTGTAGATATTTCTTTAATGCTAAATGAGGCAATGTGTCCGGCTATTACGCCTAGAGTCACTAGCCCCAGTCCCACATATAGGACTTTATCGTTTTGGGATTCAATGCCTGTATCGATAATCGTTAATCCTATAGTTATTAATGATCCTCCTCCCAGTACACTAAATACTCTCTTGGAAGATACTTTTCCTTTATGGTCTTTTAATACTCCGGCAATGGCTTGTGCCACACTTGGTATTGCTTCGACAAATAGTTTTTTAAACATAATTATTTATTTTGTTCATTTTCACAATAGTGCCATAACGCAAACAAGATGAAAATAAAAATCATATAGGCACTTACCTCTGCGAAATAATCCATCTTTTACACAAAGATATGAAAAATTATTGTTCTATCTGCTTTATGCTTTTCATATGACAGTTGACAATCCTATCTTGAAACTCCTCTTCAAGAAGTAATCGGCACTCTCGCATATTAGTCATAAAAAAGTTTTCTATTAAGATTGCCGGACAGCTAGTATTTCGTAGGACATAAAATTGTGCCTCCTTGTCCCTATCTCCATCACTCTTATCCATGCGTAATGTGTGATCCATAAACTCATTTGTCATAGACTCTATAAATATCTCGGCAATGGGATCGCTTAAAGTCTCTCCTGGAGAGGTGTATACCGAATATCCATTAGCCGACTCCTTATTAAAGGCATCGCTATGTATAGATACATAAATGCAATTCTTGTGGAGGCGATGAAGAATGTTCGCTTTCTCCACTCGCTCACTCAAGGGCATATCTTCTTCAGTATCTACGACATCAATTGCCAAGATTCCTGCCTCTTTACATTTCGCTAATAATTTTTTTACTATCTCTCGGTTCCCAACTCCCTCAAAATATTGACCCCACAAGAAGTCTGGACTACGCTTACCCTTTGTTTGGTATTCTCCATCTATCATTCCTCCATGACCTGGGTCTAGTATCCAAGTGTATTTGCTAGTCATTTTTTTTTTTTGGTTAAGAGATTCCAATCTGCTAATGTATTGCCTTGAAGTATTTAAAAATACTCGCATACAAGCTTTAAGATTTTCTTTTAGTAGCCTCATCTTTGTCTCGTATTTTGATTTGCATCTCGCATATCTTAATATTTATCGCTACGTTTTTTTTATCGTCACGCCCAAAACAAGGAGCCATCTTTAGTTTATGTATTAGTTTCTCTAAATACATTTCTCATACTGCTCTACCAAGAGTTGTTTGGTAAGCTTGAATAGCTGTATATAAGTTAAGATTCTGAGTGACATTAAGGCGAGACCCTAAAACCCCAAATGCCAATTCCCTATCACTAAATAAATCTGCTGCTCCCCCATTATTCCTTGCTCCTAAATACAAAGCATCAGAGACAGGTGCGAGGACCATAGCAGCAGGATTCGCTCCTACATTAAGCCCATTACGATATCCATTCCACACTGTACTAGTTCCTCGAACATTGGCAATAAAGCCATCGGTAGGAATAACAACTCCGATTGCATTAGTAGGTGGTCTACCATAAAGAAATGTTAGTGTAGCACTAGCAGGGCGTATATATATATTGCCAACAGTCGTGGTGGCTCCCAAATCTACCCCATCTGTAGCGTTGGCGGTTCTAGAATAAAATCCCATTGTACCCGAAGTATAACTAACTAAATCGCTATTAGGATCAAAATGGGTATTGGCAAAAGATGATGTTCCATTAGGAGTCATGCCTGTGGTCCCATGTGTCCACCCCAAGGCAAATGTAAGCCTAAAGGCTCCATCAGTATCAAGGGGATTTTTTAAATTGAATTTGTGAGTAGCGGCAGTTCCTCCCACTATGGGATAGATGGCTTGGAGTAATGTCCATAATCCGGCTGCTTTCAAATCTTCAACTAAAGTATTTATTGCACTTATCTCTGTGGGATCCGTGATTCCGGCAGCTATAATGAAAGCATCGGCATCGGGATCAAGTGGCACAATGGCAGGAGCATCCGTAGATAAACCTATTCCAATTGATATGGCTATTCCAACACTCATTTACCACAATGCATTGATTGTATTAGCGGCTACCGTTGTGTTAGTGGTTAGAACCTTTAATACTTGAACCGGGAAATACGTTCCTGCCAATACTCCTGTAAAGACTAGTTCATCATGCCCAGCAGTAAGGACATTGATGTTTCCTGCTCCACCAATATATAAAACACATCCTTGATTGTTGTCAGGGAAGATGGAATAATTGTTGGGTTGGGCTAAAAAGATATCGGCACTTAATGAGAGTACGGTTGCACTATCACGTTCGGTAACTACCGCAATGGTGTTGGTGGTAGTGTTCATTACTATATCTCCTTTTTTTACATTGTCAGTTATAAAATTGGCAGTAGTATCTTCCAATTTACTTGCAGTAATGGTATCGTTAGCACCACCAGATATTAATGTCATTATGTTTGGTATGTTGATCGTGTCACTATATATTACTGGTAACGCCCGATACGTTTGGAGTTTTTGATACGCCATGATATGTTATTTTGTTTTTGTTTGTATATGGAAACATATTGTTTAATTTCTCTTTTCTCTTGGCACATCCACAATCGCCATCACTAACTTTATCTACAATTTGATGGATGCCCGTAGCTTTAGTGAATTTCTCTATGCTATCGCCAAGACCTTTCATTTAACAAATATAGTATTATTTTCTGTATTTTTGTTTTAGATGAAGTTCCAAAAGAAAACAATTAGACTCTATAGTCGCACCGAAGTACCCCAGAATTTTATGAAATTTTATAAGGTAATAAGATATTGGGCCAAGGCGAAGTATAAGTTAACATCTAGCGATCTGGACTTATTGTTTTTCATTTACTCCGAGGGCTTGTTCTCAAAAACGGATTTTGATTTCTTTACTCGCATTTATGCCTGGGATACCAATCGTTTTAAGAAACTCCTAAAGGAGGGATGGATCAGAGTCTGGAGGAAACCGAATAAACAAAAAAGGGAAAAGGCATTATACGATATGTCATATAAAGGGAAAAAGGTTATAGCCTCGATATATGATAAGATGCTCGGAACCGAGACATCAGATCAAAAGCCTAACAATCCTATGTTCTATGCTAAAGCATCTTCCTATAGCAATAAAGTGCATAGAGATGCTCTTATCGCTATGAATAAAGAGTACCGAGAAACAAATCCTAAATTGAAGAATGGCAGACCTGCCAATATTCCATTCTAGTAATCTACTTCCGTATTAACGCCCGGATATGATCTCCAGCTCCGTGGTACTTCATACCTTGATCACCACCATAGGCATGACCATCATCTTTTTTCGACATCGCTTTACTTTCGTTTCTGCGACTTTTTAAACTTTGCTTGTGTTTGCCTCTGTGCTTTGCACCTAGGGAATCATCAAGTCTTGAGTTGTATCCTTGTTTGTCCATGATTATTACTTTTTTTGTCTTTGTCGTTGTGCTAATTGTGTTCGGGTTCCTCCAATATGACTATTCATATCTTTGCCATAGGTTAATCCATAGGAAAGTCCTGGGGGAGCATTCATGCTCTTCTCCGCATTACTTCTGGCTTTCACCTTTCTATTTTTTCTAAGTCGGCTTTTAGGCATTATCT